CTGCGATGGATTGTTCCGGCGCCATGTTTTGACGCGACGGCAGTTCCGCGAGCTTGCAGATCTACCGCAGTTTGATGGTGACATGGTCCGTTACTTGATGAAGATCAACAAGGACGGCAATCACACAGAGGAAGATCACGAGAAGACGCTACGTCGAATCGCCGGTATTCAAGATCAGGTGGAGTCCCGCCGTTTTGAAGTTTTGGAATATTGGGGCGACATCGATGGTCACGCTCTCGAAGAGCATGGCATTGAGTTTGACGACGATGCAGACAAGAGCGAGCAGTACTCTGCCTGCGTCTGGATGTGCGAGGGCAAAGTCCTCAAGGTAATGTTAAATCCAATCGCGGGTTACAAGATTCCCTACCATATCTTCCCGTATGAGCGTAATCCTCACCAGTTCTGGGGCGTGGGCGTACCTCGCATGATGCGTGACAGTCAGACCACCATGAACGCGGCAGTTCGTATCTGGCTCGATAACATGGCGCTGTCATCCGGCCCAATGGTTGAGGTCAACACAGACCTCTTGGCCGCAGGTGAAGATCCTACAGACATACACCCTTGGCGTGTCTTCCTGCGTGAAGGTGGAGACGGTTCAATGCCAGCAGTTCGCTGGTATCAGCCTGTCGCTAACGCCAACGGACTCAATCAGATCGTTGAGATATTCCGCCGTTTTGCTGATGAGACGACCAGCCTCCCCTCCTACACCCACGGAGAGCAGACTGCATCCTTGAACAAGACAGCGACAGGCATCTCTATGTTGATGGGTGCGGCCAACGTCGCTCTCAAATCAACGATCAAGAATATCGATGACTTCCTGCTCGAGCCAATGATTGAAGCGATGTTCCACTTCAACATGGAGTTCAACCCGCGTGAAGACATCAAAGGTGATTTGCGAATCGTAGCGCGTGGAAGTACTGCGCTCGTTCAGAAAGAAGTCCAAAGCCAGCGATTACTACAGTTCTTGTCCTTGGTATCGAACCCAATGGATGCGGCTTTGGTGGATCGACCCAGCTTGTTGCGCGACATAGCGCAGACGCTGGATATCGACCCCGACGAAATTATTAAGAGTGAAGAGAGGTTACAAGCTGAACAAGCACTCCAAAATCAAATGCTCGCCGGAGCAGGCACGGGCGGTGATGGAACTCCGCCTCAGTCCGGCATGGTCCCAAATATCGGGCCTGCTGGAGTCCCGATTGGTTGATGCGCGGGAACGCCTAGAGCAAGCAGATGAAACGAATTTTCGATTTGAGCAAGGCCGTGTACATGAGTTGCGGTTCTTTCTTGAATTGGAAGATACCGCGAAAGCGGTACTAGACAGAGAGCGGACTCCTAAGCGAACACCCGCAATTGATTAACGGACATCCACGTTAGTGGCCCCGAGGAAAATATTATGGCTAGTAGAAATGACCCTGAACGACTAGAAGCTGAAGCGAAAGAACTGTTCAGCAAGCTGACAGAAACGGAAAAGGAATCTCCTGATATCGAGGAGGAAACCGAAGAAGTGGAAGCTCTTGCCGAAGAGACCCCCGAGCCAACGGATACGGTCGAAGTTGAAGCGGATGAGGCTCCAGCATTTGAGGAAGAAAGCGGCGAAGTATCTCAAATGCAGGATCGGCTAGACAAAGCCGAGAAAGCGATGAAAGGCGCACAGGCGCGTATGACCAAAGCTACCCAAGAGGCGGCTGAGTTACGCAAGTTAAACGCGGATCTCATGCAGGCTGTTGGCGATCTTAAAGGTCAGCTTGAGGCAAGACAGAAAGACAACGAGCAGTTAGCAAAAATTCGGGAGGAATATCCTGATATCGCTGGTCCGCTCCTTGACGAGTTAAGTCGAACTCAAGCAGAGGTTTCAAGCACCAAACAGGCTTTGGCGGCTGAAGAACAACGTAGGCAGGATGCGCTCACTGCACAAGCGCAAGCCGAGCATTTTGACCGAATCCGAGCGGTCCACCCCGACGTCGATCAACTGATCGAAACTGCGGACTGGATCAATTGGTTAGAGGTTCAGGATGGTCGGACGCACGAGTGGATTGAGCGAGGTTCATCCAACGACGTCAACGCTGTTCTTTATCGGTTCAAAGCTGACATGGGCATGAAGCCACCTACGCCGCAAGAGCAGGCTCTAGAGAAGGCACGAGCGGTTGCAGAACCCAAAATGCCAAAAACTCGAAAGCCTAAAACTGGTGGAAAGAAGACTTGGACTATAGACGAGATCAAGCGGATGCCGAATCGAGACTTCGAGAAGTATCAGGCTGAAATCATGAAGGCTATGGAACAAGGAGCTATCCGCCGTTAATTAATCTCTTGTGAGGATTTAACAATGGCTTTTTCATTTTTCAGCACGGGCACCACTTCTGAGGTGAACTTCATTCCTGAGGTGTTTTCAAAACTCCTTCAGGCTAAGTTCTACAAGCAGTCTGTACTGCCCGCAATTAGTAACACCGATTATCAGGGCGAAATCTCTGGTCAAGGTGACAAGGTAATCATCCGTACTGTACCAGCCGTAACTATCAACGATTACGCTGGCACTGTTACGAATCAGGAACTCACCACAGGTACTGTGGAGATGCTCATCGACAAGGCGAAGTATTACAGCTTCAAAATTGACGATGTCCTGAAGGCTCAGGCTGACATCAACTTGCTCGAGGCCGCATCTGGTGATGCCGCTGAAGGTATGCGTATTGCAGTCGAGACTGATGTTCTTTCATCTGTAATCGGCGATGCAACAACTACTGGCGCTCAGACAACTATCACTTCAAGCAACATCTTGGGTGAAATCCTTGAGTTGTCAAAGGCTCTCGACGAGCTGAACATCCCAGAAGAAGGTCGATTCATCGTCCTGTCTCCTGAGTTTGTTTCTATGCTCAAGCAGAGTGAACTGCGTCAGGCTTACTTGACTGGTGATGGCACTTCGCCTCTCCGTAACGGTCAGGTTGGCATGGTAGACCGTTTCACTGTTTATCAGTCAAACATGTTGCACACACCTGCATCTGGCACTGACGCTGGCTACACCCACGTTCTTGCTGGTCACCCAAAGGCGATCTCATTCGCGTCACAGTTCACTAACACTGAGACTGTACGCCTTGAGTCAACTTTCGGCGAGGCGGTGCGCGGCCTCAAGGTCTATGGCTCTAAGGTCGTAAACCCTGACTGCCTCTGCGTAGGTAAGTGGACTTAATAGGTCTAACGGGGAGGGCAACCTCCCCTATTCCTTTGGGTTGAAAAATGGAAACAGGCAAGCGTTTTAGAAAGGACGAGCTGTACAAGGAGGCGATGGATTTATTCAACGTCAAACTTGATCGCAGACTTAAGCTCGAAGAGCTGGAGGAGCAATTCGTTCGCCTGAAAAGCAATGCTAACGAGCCTACTGTTGAGGACGAAACGGAGGGACGAATACCTCGCACCATCCGCAACGTAGTCACCGGCAATACGTTCGGCTTCCTACCCAATTGGGAAAGCAACCCTAACCTTGAAGTTATCGAATGGGAGACTGAGTGATGGCAACTACAAAGGTAGTAGACATCTTGGACAGGGCATCAATCATTCTACAGGACAGCACCAACGTCAGATTCCCAAATGCTGAGTTGTTGAAGTTCTTCAACGATGCACAGAAGGAAGTTGTCCTGCATCGCCCTGATGCCAAGATGGTGAATGAGACATTTTCATGCGGGAACGGAAGCAAGCAGACTATTCCTACTGCTGGCTTGCGCCTAATTGAAATCGTTAGAAACGTGGACGGTCGAGCAGTGACTCAAGTAGATCGAAAGATCCTCGACGAGACTCTGCCCAACTGGCACGAAACAACTGCGGGAACCAACAAGATCGAACACTACATTTACGATCCTGCTGATCCCAAGCACTTTTACGTTTATCCGAAGGCTGTTTCGGGGACACACACTCTCGAGATTGTGTACAGCTCCGCACCTAGTGATATCAGTATCAGTAACTTTGATACCGATACCACAGTCATCAGCCTAGATGATGTGTACGCGAATTGTATATTAGATTACATACTCTATCGTGCATATCAGAAGGACTCTGAGTATGCAGGTAACGCAGAGCGCTCAATGATGCACTATCAATCATTTGCTAATGCGTTGGGTGTTAAGACGCAGGCAGACGGCGCTATCACGCCTATGCCTAACACTCCTGACCGTAACGTCGGGAGAATGTAATGAAGTACTCAGACCTCAATCTATATGTTCGACCTGAAGTTCAGGGTTGCCCTGACTTTATTATCGAACGTGCTGTTCGGGACGCGGCTATCGACTTCTGTAAAAGAACAGATGTCTATATCCCTGAACCTGAATTCATCACTATTATCGATGGGGTCAATGAGTACGCAGTTACACTCCCCACGGGTACAGAGCTTAATCACATCATCGATGTGTTTGACGACAAAACGGCGCTTCAGCCCATTTCTTACAATGAGTTGTTGCGCCGTCTTGGCGATGAGACCACAAAAGGCAAGCCCAAGTACTATGCTCAGCGTGACAACACTGACTTCTACTTGGCACCGATCCCTAACGAAAATGATTCGTTTCGGGTCATTTATTCAGTAAAACCGACGGCAACAAGCACAAGCATTCCAGACAGCATCGGTCGAGAAAACCGTGAAGCGTTGGTGCATGGCGCGTTGTATCGATTGCAAATGATGGCAGGTCAGCCCTTTACCAATCCTAACCTTGCGGCTGTCAACAGAGACTTCTTCGAGAAAGAAGTAGCTCGCACCCTCCGACAGGTCAAGTATGGATTCAGTGGCGGTACGCTCACCTGCAAACCGAGGGCGTTTATCTAATGGCTTACTTAACGACAATCGACCTTGTGCAAGGCGATCAGTTGCCAGAGATCGAGATCACGTTGAAGGACTCGAACACTGCGGCGGCTGGTCAAACGCTTGATCCAGATGACGCAACTACATTTGCGGCCCTCGATCTTACCGGCGGTTCAGTCCGCATGCGTGTGCGTCAGGTTGGACAGACTTCACTTATCGACAC